TCTTCTGTAGACTGTGATTACTTGGGCTCTGCGCTTGGTCGGAACACGCTGCCACTCGACCATGTAGAGCATGCCGATCACTTCTTTCTCAAACTCCAGCGTGTCTGGCTTATTGCCTTCTTTCACGCTGTCGGGATCTCGCCAGACCTCCGGCAAGACTTCAAAATCGATGGACGTCAGCGGCACCTGACCGCGCTCGCGTTCCTTTTCGCTGCCATGCTGTTTCATGGCGTGGCGGATGTCGTCCGCCCGCAGTTGCAACTCATACCCGGCGAGGTCCACTCCGGCCTCTGCCGCTTTCGCTACAGTCTTACCAGTTGCCACGCCCAGGTTCACCGCAGCCTTAAAGTTTTTGTCCTCCATCGCGGACTGATAGAGATCCTGGATCAGCGTGCCGCGCCATTGCACCGTGTCGCCTTCGATGCGGATTTGATCGCCAAAGATCTTTTCCAGTGCGCCGGTCTCCGCGTCTGTGAGACCAGTGACGCTCGCCTCGAGATCATCGTTGAAATCTTGCACTAGCGGATGCAACTCCGTGTCGGCTCTGATCACGCCCAGCGCCTCGGCCTCATCGCGCGAGACATCTTCCACGCCCATGCCGGAGTTGAAATCAAATGGCGGCCACGGCACGCCGAAGCGCGAGATGCGCGTCCAGATGTCGTCGGTCTTCAGCGCGATCATTCGTCCGCCGAAAACGTTGCCGCCTGCATCCGCCCAGCGTTCATGCCATTGCCGTGGCACTTTGCGATCCTCAACCCGGAGCAGCTCTTGCGCGGGGAACGCGTCCAGCACGTCCGGATCTTGATCCATCTTCCAGTTGGCATAGCCGCGCGCCTGGCCGGTCTGGATGTCGAAGATCATGCCCAGGCGCGAGCTGTGCGTGATGTCTTTGAGCGTGCCGATGTCTGCGCGATCCGTTGGCCCGATGCCTAGTTCCAGCGCCAGCTTGCGCATGTCGCCGATGAACGAGCTACGGTCCACAAACGCCTCGCCATTCTTCACGCGCTCACGTTCCAGGCTCACGGCAGCAAGCAATTTCTCCTGCACATTCGCCATGAACCGCACGCTCTCCACGCCCGCGCTGAATTGCGCCCGCTGGCGCAACGCAAGCGGCACCCGCGCCCATTCCGCAGACCGTAGGATCGAACCCACAGGCGTCTTTGCAGAGAGCTGGTCGATGGCGTCTGCCAACGCAACAGGCGTGCTGAGATCGATCACTTGAGCTTCCTCCGGTTACGCTGGCCGCTGCGGTAAACTTTCCAGCCGGCAGCCATCGCGATTTCAGCGGTTAGCACAAAGGTAAAGCTCACGCCTTCGTGCAGCGTGATCTGCAAATGCGTTGCACCGTCCACCGTTTGCACCGCCGTTTCAGTCACCGTGCAAACCGGGCCTTTCTGACTTTCCGAAATCCGCGTTCCGAGATCCGAAATCATAATCCGTTCAGGTTGTCCCGCGTTGCCTGTCTGGGCCTGCTATTCACCAGCCTGGTGGCTGGGCCTGCGACAGCCTCGGTGGTTTCGACATCCGGAAGCACCAGGCGCACCTTGCCTTCAGACACACGATTTAAGAATGCCGTGGCTTCTTTGCGCGCTTCGGAGCGGGCATCGCTCAGCAAGATTTTCCCGGGCAATCGCACGCACAGCTCTGCGACGATTAACGCCAGCGCTGCGCGCAAGCATTCGTCTGGGATTGTGTCCCCTTGGCCGAGGATGTTATGCGGCCACGCCGCGACACAGCCGCGCACCTCCCGCGTGATCTGATCAATGACCTCCTGCAACGGATCTGTCTGACCAGACGCCAACGCAGCCGTGCGCGCCGCCGCTAGCTCGGGGCCGGTGATCTTGGTTTTGACGTGGTCCTCTGTGATTTGAATCCAGGCCATGGGAAAAAGAAGGTTGGAGACTTGGCTCGATTCAGCCGCCCGGCACACACTCCGGGCGGCTGCGTTGGAACCTAGAACCCGGTTTAGGTGTAGGTGATCGTCCGCTTATTGATGCCCAGCGAACTGGTGCGCACGATGCGGGAGTAATGCTCCACGGCCACGACGGTGCGCTTGAGTTTCGGGATGATGTAGACACGCAGCAGACCTGAGGTCGTCTGCGTGACAAACCGCTTGATGTTGGACGGATCGTCCGGCATCGCAGCTTGCCGCACGTAGTAGCTGTACGTGAGGTCGCCTACGATCTTGCCTTTTGTCGTGGCAGTGGTCTGACGGCGGTTGCGGATGGTAACAACCTTTTCCACGCCGAGGAAATCGGCCAGGTCTTGGTCAGACATCGTCGCGCTCGCGTTGGAACCGCTGGTGAGCTGGCTACGGAAGCACTTCTTGCGTTTGATGCGTGCGCCGCCGCCCATGATGACGATGTTGCTGTCCACGCCGCGTGCATCGCCGCCCGCGTCCACATCCGTGAGCAGGTCGACATCGGGATCTGGCTTTGTTGCGCTCGGCCCCCAGTTGCTGTCGGTGTTCGTCGCGCCGCCGTCAAGCGTGGCGATCACACGGCGCAGCTCGGAGCGAAGCAACCGACTGCGCAGGTTCACCACCGCGCGTTCCTGGATGCGCTGATCTTCGCCGCCCTGGTCGTTATCCAGGATCATGACGAGACCTTTGTTGTCCGTGCGGCCTTCCGCTTGGGTGCCGGTGCGCTTCACCTGGGCGAAGTCGCCGCCGATCTCGCGGAGATCTGCATCGGTGTCGGCATCATCCTGGAACTGTTCCGCAGTGTCATGCACGCGGTATGTGAACGAACGCGAAACCGGGATCGACGGGCAGATCGCGTCCAGGACCGCCTGGAGTCCTTCGTCTTCCGGTGCGCCGACAATGTAGTCTTGCAACGGTTGAGAGAGGTATTGCGCGTCGAAGTTGGCATCGTTGGCAGCCAAGACAGTGCCGTGTGCTGCGCTGGCATCGCCCTGCCAGGCTGGGTAGAAAAGGGTTTGGTCGTTAGCCAAGGCAATGTTGCCGGAAGCGACCGCTGCCCGAAGTTGAGTGAGTGGATTTTTAGCCATAGGTGAAAAGACTGGTTAGCTGACGACGATCTTCTGCGGATGGCAGTCGTTGACCTCGATGTAGTCGCCTGCGTTTGCCGCTGCCGTGTGCGAGGTGCCGACGATCCAGTAAGTGCCAGGCGTGGCCGGAATGGCCTGCACCTGCCCATTTGCCGCTGTGCAGACTTCCGCACCTACGGCAATGGCTCCCGCCGCAACCATCGCCTTCGATCCGGCGCGCCCCAGAAGTTCAAGCGTGGCCGGTTCGCCCGCATTGAGGGTGTTATCCACGATGCCGAGCGGAAAATCCGAAGCGCCGCAAATGTCGATGGAGTTATCCGAGGTGCCTTTCTTGAAGAGAAGGCATCGCGTGGCGACGTTGTTATCGACTAAACGCCGGAGCGTATTGTTATGCCGCGTGATTGACGCGTAATACGAGTTCGCTGCGGAGATTAGCCCTGACGCCAGCCAGGGTTTCAAGTTGCGGCGCTTGGCCGTAAACACCTGCCAGCTCAGCAGAGCCAGCACGGCGAATAACATCATGAGTTCAATCGTTAGTTTCATTTGAGTTTGTGTGGTTTTGTTTGGTTTTCCCGGTTCGCCGTGCGGCTCCCCGAAAAGCGTTATTGGAAAAGTTCCGGTTTGAGTTGGCGGGCGCGATCCGTAGCAGCGTTGTAGCGGTCTAGCGGCGGCAGCTTGTCGCTCAGTTTCTTCATCTCCTCATCGACGAGATCTCGCCGCGCCTGGCTGCGCACCGCGCTATCATTCGCCGCGCTCTGCAAAACTTCGGACTTTGCCGCTCCGAGTCCTGCGCCCGTGACAGCCTGTGTCTTGAGCACCGGCTTCGCGGCGTGCATCTCAGTGAGTTTAGCCGTAAGATCGGCATTGTTAGCGATGGCTAGCAACTCGGTGCGCTTCGCTTCCTTGTCTGCCGCCGTAATCTTTCCCGCGTGCACCAGCCGACCGATTTCGTTGTCTACCAGCGTCGTGCGCGCCGCCGTGATCCGGTCATTGGCGGCCTGTAGATCAGTAGTCAGCTTGGTTACACTATCGTTAGCAATGACAAGCTTCCCGCTCTCAATCTCTAGCTTTGCCTTCAGATCGTCCCGCTCAGTTGTCAGCGCCGTCACCTGATCGTTCGCAGCGGC